ATTGGTGCAACCAGTGTTAACGTTTCTGGTGCTGCTACGGTTGGTGGAGTTCTATCTGGTTCTTCCGCTAACTTCAGTGGAAACGTAACGGTTCTTGGCGACCTTACTTATGAGAACGTTACCAACCAAGATTCAATTGGTATTGCCACTGCAAGAGCAGGTTTAAGAATCACTGGTGGTGGACTAGATGTTGTTGGTGTTGCCACATTCCAAAATGATATAAAATTAGGTGATGATGATGAAATTCAATTAGGAGCATTGAGTGGTGGTGATCTTGTAATTACTCATCTATCATCTACAAACAATTCACTAATTAGAAATAAAAATACATCTGGTTCATTTATTATTGATACCGCTACTGGAAGTCCCATTGAAATAAGACATAGTAGTGGCGGAGAACCCATGGGCATCTTTACGCCAAATGGTTCTGTAAGTCTTTATTATGATGCTTCTCAAAAACTAGCAACTACTGGTGCTGGTGTTACTGTTACTGGTGGTGTTGAAGCATCGGGTATTTCTACTTTTGTTGCCACTGCCACTGCTTCGATGGCACAGAAATCAACTAAGTGGACTTCAGGTGAAACTGCTACACTAGATTTCGCTGCTGGTAATGGAAACGTTGCTTATGCGGATCATACTCTTAGTGGTAATGTAACACTTGCTATCACAAACATTCCAACTAATCTTCCCAATCATGTTCTAACACATTCGGTTGTGATTAGACAAAAAGCTACGGCAAGAATTGTGAATGCCGTTTCTTATAATGGAACAGGAAAAACAATTCATTGGCAAGGATCAGCAGCACCCACGGGAACGGCAAACAAGATAGATATCTTTAACTTTGTTGGTATAGATACTGTTGGCGATGGTGCTATCGCAAGCTACATGGTTATTGGAAACATGAACGGAGATTATGGAGTATAATCTATGCCTTTTCTAACTTATATTACAGACAATCTTGGAATCTTATTTTCTGGATCAGCGGAGATTACAGGAGGAACTGTTTCCGAAGTGGGTGGGTATACATTCCATTACTTTGCCACAACAGATTCTCTAAAAATTCCTGGCCTTTCTTCAGTTACATCTCTAGATGTTTTAGTAGTTGGTGGTGGTGGTGGTGGAAGTGGTGGTGGCGGTGGAGCAGGTGGAAATGTTTACTCTCCTGCCACACCAGTTTCTCCTGGTCGAATATTGATAATGACTGTCGGCACTGGTGGGAGTGGTAGTAATCCCAGAGGAAACACCGGTGGCACTAGTATATATGATGATGGTGGACCAAATCCTATCACCGCTTATGGTGGAGGCGGTGGTGGTGATGGAACTGTTCCAGGAAATCCTGCCAATGCTTCTGGTGGTGGTGGAGGTGTTGGTTGGTCTGGACCACCTGGTGGTGGTGGAAGTGGTGGTCCACAAGGACAACCTGGTGGATCAGGTTCACCAATTTACTTCCCACCAAACCCAGCAAGAAGCGGTGGTGGTGGTGGTTCCGGTAACTCTGGGTCTCCTGGAAATGGTGGTGGAAATGGTGGAAATGGATCTGATAGATCCTCGGTATGGGCTCCGGCAGGTTTTGGTGCTCCTGGTCCTAGTGGAACTTATGGACACTTCTCCGGAGGTGGAGGAGGTGGAAATGTTAGAAACAACCTCGGCGGCCCTGGCGGGCCCGGTGGCTGGGGCGGAGGTGGTAAAGGTGGACAGGCAGATGGTGGAACAGATCCTAATGGAAATGCTTCAGTTGCAGGATCTGGTGGTGGAGGTGCAGGAAACAATTACCGTTCTGGCGGATCTGGCGGAATTTACATTCGATACACAACACCTTGAGGTAAAACATGGGATACCAAACTAGACTAGCTAAGATCGATGAATCTGGAAATATTCTAAATGTTATTATTGCTTCGGAAGATAAGAGATCTATATTACCAAACCCATCAGAGTGGGTTGTTGGATTTGTTTCTGATGATGATTTAGAAGGAAATTTTCCATATCCAGCAGATAAATTTTATAATTGTCCATCTATTGGTGGAACTTGGGATAGTGTAAATAATGCATTTATTGATCCTCAACCATATCCTTCATGGATATTGAGCACTACAACGTATCAATGGTCTGCTCCCGTTAATATTCCTGCAGATGCTATTGAAAATGGCGGCACAATACGCTATGATTGGGACGAAGATAACTTAGCCTGGGCAACGAACTAAAGTAATATGAATGTCAGTGATACTATGATTCCACCACTCTGTCAAAGAGAGGTGATAAATTCTTTGTTTAAAGATACTTTTCCCTGGTACTATAAGTATGGAACAGTATTTGATGAGAATGATGGAAGGGAAAAAATAAGAAAGTACAACCCACTTACATCAAAAGAAATCCATTGGTTTGGACATAAATTTGTTGACAGGGGTGAAATAAAATCGCCTTATTTTGATCTTATTAAAGATAATTTTATTATCCCTCTAATGGCATATGGTCCCAAAGAAGGATATATTTTAGATAGAGTTCAAGCAAACCTGATACCACCCCAGGCAAGCAAGTTTGAGTTTAGGCATACACCATGGCACCAAGACAATGAAAATGATGAACATGTTGTAATGATTTATTATGTTGTCGATCATGATGCTAAGACACTATTCAAAAATGGCAAAAGTGTAAAACCAAAGCAAGGAAGATGTGTTATTTTTGATGGTAGTATGCTTCATGGAGCAGAGATTCCAAAGAGAAGAAGTTCATTGACAAATACAAAATGGTATGATAGTGTACCATCAGGTGAGATGAGATGCGTGATTAATTTTAACTTTGTCAAAGTATGAGTGTCGTATTTCCTTTATTCTCCATTCCTCTATACTATGAAAAACTGAGTGTAGATCTATCAAGGACTATTGCTAATGTAAAAAAATTAGAATATGAAGAGGGTTCTTGGGCATGGATAAGTAAAAATCAATTTATCTTTGACAATTCTTACTTTTTTGAAGTAAGAGAATGTGTTGAACAAGAACTTAAAAAATTTATATACACTGAACTTCAAGTTAGTGAAGTTTTAAAACTAACTCATACTAGTTCTTGGACATGTAAGCATCTTAAAGGCAATAAATCACAGCAGCATTTGCACTCGAACTCTATGTTCAGTGGAATTTTGTATCTTCAGTGTGACGAGAAGAGCGGAGGAGTTGAATTTTCAATACCACCCATGATTCCTACATATTGTACATCTACAATAAATATTCAAAACTTTGTAAAGGATAATAACATCTTAAATTCAAAAACTTGGTATAAAAAACCTGAACCAGGAGACTTGTTTTTGTTTCCCTCACATCTTTTGCATGAAGTGGAAACATCTGAATCAGATGAAGAGAGATATTGTATCGCCTTTAATTATGTTCTGACTGGTGAATATAATGTTAGTTCTGGATACTTAAATTTTAAGCATGAAAGATTTTATTGAAATATATCCAAATGCCCTTTCAAAGGAAGAGACAGAAAATTTAATATATTATTTTGAGAGAAATAATAAACTGCCAAAAATGCCTGGTAGGACAGGTGGTGGAATATCTAATGGTAAAAAAAAGTCTATAGATTGTGGGTTCGATTATTATGATCCAACAGACTGGGCATCATCTATCATCAAACCAAAACTCGATCATTATGCCAGATTATATGACAAAAAATACTATAGGAATGGATTGGATTGTGTTCAGGAATATGTGATAGATTTTACTTGGAATCTTCAAAAATATGAACCGGGTGAGGGTTATTTCTACAAACACTGCGAATCGTCTTCTATACAAAGTTCTAATAGAATTTTAGTATGGATGTTTTACCTAAATGATGTTAAAGATGGTGGAACTATATTTCCAACAGTAGGAAGAACTTTAAGAGCAAAAAGAGGAAATTTAATTATTTGGCCTGCGTATTGGATGTGGAATCATTACGGGCAGATATCAAAAACAAAAACTAAATATGTAGCAACTGGATGGTTCATTTACAGACCAAACGATTAAATTATTCTATTATGAAGTATGTTATTTTTGGAAATCCAGCACTCTGTTGGATGATTGCCTATCAAATTAAATACATCTCTCCTAATATATGCACATTTGTTGTATATTCTGATCAGGAAATTGATACGTACTTTGAAATTAATAAAACATTTATTGATAGATTAAGATTTTTTGGTGTATCAGAGGACGATTTTTTTCTTGGATGCAGATGGTGCGAAAACAAATATAAAGAAATAAGTAACGTTGTTTCCCTAAATGATTTTCTAGAAGTATCTGATGAAACATACGTTCTGGACACAAAAAAGACAGTAAATTATTTCAAACAAAGATGTGAAATGGTTTATAAGCATTGGAATCCAAATGAAAATGTAGAATCAATTATTGATAGGGTATATCACGTTAATAAATCTCTTGTCAATGTTGCTAGAGAAAAAGATATCATCGATCACCTTAGAGTCAAGGATGAAATTGATGAAATATTGGTAAGGGGAGAAGTTTTTATTGACATGAGAATTTGACATCTTTGATACTTTCATATATAATCAGACTGAGGAATATTATTCAATTATGGCTTTTTTAACTTGTTGGCACATGACTAATTTGCCAACTGAAATTGTGGAAATCGTAGAGAAAGACCTTCAAACATTCGACTCTATTGCGGCAGACTCCCAGATCATGGGAGCGCAAGTGGATAAGGTTATCCGCAATAGTAAGAATGCTTGGATTCCTACTTCGCACTGGATCGGTGGTTGGTTGTGGTATTATATTGATAAGGTAAACCGTGAGAACTTCTGCTACGATCTGACTGATATTGATGGTGGTAGTGTTCAGTACACACAATATGGTGAAGGGCAGTTTTATAATTGGCACAAAGACGGTGATCTTGACACCTTTTATAAACCACAATTAGTTGTTGGATCTGGAACAAATATAGCTCAAGATCAAATCACTTTGAATGGTGAGTATATAAGAAAACTTTCTTTTGCTCTTCAACTGTCCGATCCTAATGATTATACTGGTGGAGAAGTTCAGTTCCTTGATAATAGTGGTAAATCTTATTTTGCTCCAAAGCAACGCGGAACTCTAATGCTATTTGATTCTCGCACTCCACACCGAGTTCGTAAGGTGAAATCTGGTTTGCGTAAGAGTCTTGTAGGTTGGGTGGTTGGCCCGAGATGGCGATAGTTGGAGGTAAGTATTATGAGAGAGTTTGTATCAACTGGTGGTGTCTATGAAGATGGGTATCAGCGTTGTGCTACCCAAACCACCACTAACATGACGAAGAATGAGTCCTTTGAGAAGAATGGATATCTTTTCATGCCTGGACTCATTGCCGACCCAGAAAATCTTTACTGTGCTCCTCCACTGGACGAGAATGGTAATCGTATTACTGGACAAATGAATTATATCCGTAAGGATAAGTTTACTTATGTCCCAGATGAGAAGCAGGTAAATGGATCACTGGCACGATATAATGTTCCAATGTATAAGGAACTTCACTATCTTGTTCGTAAGGAAGTAGAGAAGCGTCTTGGTATTGACTTGCTTCCTACCTACTTCTATGACCGTTTCTATTATGTCGGTCAGCAACTGAAGCGTCATAGTGATCGCCCTGCGTGTGAAGTCAGTGTGACTCTTCAAATTAGCACTAACTCTTCCAATCCTTGGCCAATTTGGTTTGAGCGTCCTGATGGTAGCGAGTCTTATGTTCTTATGAAGAATGGTGATGCTGCTGTCTATAAAGGATGTGAGCGTGAGCACTGGCGTGATCCACTAGAATCCAAGTATAGTAAATTGGAAAACCTGTGGCGCACATTCCGTAAGAAAGAAGATGACACCTACCATCACCAAATCTTCCTTCATTATGTAAACGCACAAGGACCATTTGTTCATCATGCTAATGACAGATGATTAATATTCTATTTTATGTTCCTCTTTTTTCTTATGAAGTCAATGAATGGGATCGTAAAAAGAAAGCACTATTGTCTAGGATAAATCAAAACAAATTTGATTATTACGGAGCAAATACTTTTCAAACAGATCGCCATTCTAAAAAGAATAGATATGCCCTTGATTTTGAAAATATTTTTGCAGAGGAACTAGAACAGTTTAAGACAGAAGCAGAACTAAAGCACCTAAGAGTGACTGATATCTGGACCTTAAAATATACAAAAAGGAACGAAAATCATTGCCCACATAACCATCGTTCGATTGGATATACTGGATTACTTTACCTTGAATATAATGATAAAGTCCATGAACCGACTAAGTTTATTGGACCATGGAATGATCCAGTAAATGATACAACTCAACTTGCTTCTATTCCAAATCCCAAAGAAGGTGTAATGTATACTTGGCCAAGTTCAACGATACATTATGCCGATGCCATGAAAACAAACAAACTTCGTATGATTACTTCCTGGGATATGGATGTTAAATAGTATATAATTTTATAACCAATTATGAATTTCGCAGTTTATTCCAAGGATGATTGTCCTTATTGCAGTAAAGTCAAACAAGTATTAGAGTTGACAGGCAGTAACTTTGTAGTGTATACTCTTGGTACGGACTTTACCAAAGATGAGTTCTATGCCGAGTTTGGAGAAGGATCAACTTTTCCTCAGGTAATTTGTGATGATAAAAAATTAGGAGGGTCAGTTGACACAATCCAATTCCTCAAAGAACAACGACTCGTCTGATAATAACATAAATAAAAATAAGATCCGCATTAATCGCGGAGTTGAACTTATTCTTCATGGAGGCAAAAGAAAGCAGACTCAACCGTTCCACATCATCTTTGAGAAGATGGTTTGCTTTCTCAATCGGGAAGTAACCATCTATTTTGAATTTTCCTTTAAGTCCAGGAAAAGAAAAGTAGTTTCCCGAGGTAAAAGAAATGCTCGCAGTTAGTTTAGTTTTCGGTTCCTTTCTAACCGTTTTGTTTCTTATAGTGGGAGTAATGGTGGGTTGGGTAGCAAGAGAATATATGATGAACTATCGGGAAATTCCAAGACCTCATCCTGAGATGTTCGATGAGCAAGGTAATCTTATACCTGACGAAGTAATCGCATTTAATTTTGAAAACTATTATGACAACGAAATCAACGACGACGAAGACAACGACGAGTAAAGCAAAGGCTGCTCCTAAGACTTCAGCAAAACCAAAGGCAGTAGAGAAACCTATTCCAGATCTCCCCAACAATCCTTTTGTATACGAGATCTTGAATATTGTTTCTAACGAAAAGACTACTGCACGAAAGGTTGAGGCATTGCGTAAGTTTAATGATTCTGCCACTAAGGTTGTTCTTATTTGGAACTTTGATGAGAGCGTAGTTAGTCTGCTGCCACCTGGTGATGTTCCATATGCTGGAACAGACGAACAGAATTCTTTCAGTGGAACTCTGTCTGAGAAAGTGAATGATGCTGTTTCTAAGATGAATGAGTTGGGATCTAACTCTCTTGGATCACAGGATCAAGGCAAGTCTTCTATTCGTAAAGAGTTCCAACGTTTTTATAACTTTGTTAAAGGTGGTAACGATGGGTTGAGTTCTCTTCGTAGAGAGACTATGTTTATTAATATTCTTCAAGGACTTCATCCACTTGAGGCAGAGATTCTTATCTTAACCAAAGATAAAAGACTTGGAGATAAGTATAAGATTACAAAAGAAATTGTTGCGGAAGCTTACCCAGAGATCAAATGGGGAGGGCGCTCGTAATATATAATACCAATTGGAGTATTTGTAATGTCAAGAAATACAGCAAAGATGTCCGAGGAGATATCTACAAAGGAAGATCTTATGTACAACTGGACACCTGCCGAAAAGGAAAATTCCAAACAGAAATATGGATGTGAAATTCTCGTCGAGAATGGAACTTGGGAGCAGGTGTGTACTAAAGAAGCACCCAATGATGCACGGATTGTAAAGTATGAGGTTGATGGGCAGATTTGTTACGATCTAACGAGAGCAAATAAACAAGTTGATATCTTCGATATGTATTGGGACAAATTCCGTGAAGGTGTTAAGTCAATAGAGTTTGGACACGGTAGAATCAGTCCCAAACTCTGGGGATATAAGTCACCCGAAAAGAAAAAGCGAAAGTGATTCCCCATATCGGTGGAAATTTTCCCGGCAAATTTTTCTCGCGTGAGGGTTTTCACAAATCTTCACGCTTTTTAGTATAATAAAGATACAGTTTCGTATTTATTGTTACAGTTTTCACACAAAGGTTGCCTATATAGAGGGAATAGGAGTATAATAACCTCCTAACGTTCATCCTATGACTAAAGCACTTTTGCTTTTAGCATGGGTTCCACTTCTTTCTGTTTCAACGCCACAACTCAAATCATATCCTGTGACCATAAGTTGTGACGCCGCGTGGGAACTAATGGACATCGTTAAAAACGACGATGTAGTCCACCAAAGAGTAGAAGACCGATTGCTATTAGAACTCCGAAAGGATGTGATTCAAAGGTGCTAAAAACTGAATAGGACGCAAGTAAGCCGACTCGGAACGGAATCGTTCATCTATGGAACAACTATTCTTAACCTGTTTACAAGCACAACTTCTTATTAGCAGAGTTAATGCTAGTAATTTTGTTACAGATTATCAAAAAAATGATCTTGTATATGAAATCAAACAGTTAACAAAGAAAAGTTGTTTCATAGACGCAAAAGCCGACTGAAGGAACGGGACTAACCATCTCATTTCTTTAGGAGAAAACCAATGTCGAAAGTAGTTTATCGCGGTCAAGCATACGACACAGAAGTTCGTAAGCAGGCACAACAACAGCAACAGCAAGAACCCCAACAGTACAACGAGACCTATCGTGGTGTTCGTTTTGTAAAGGAGGGGCATAAGTGAAAAAACTTAACTTCCTACAACTCATTAAAGAACAAAAACAAAAAGAACAGCGTCGTCATCAAGCCCAACTAGCACAATTAGTAGGAGCAAAGTAATGGCACAGTTCATAGTCTCATCCACTGCCGCAATTGCCTTAACAACCGTATTTTTATCAATGTATGTTCAGTGGTTGGATAGATAGTGGAAAACTACACATATCATTATGATGATATGGACAAGGACAACCGACCTCCTGCTTGTTATCAACTAACATATAGAGGTTGTAATTATTGGTCTTGTTATATCGTTCATTTGGATGAGTGGTTTGAAAAAATGCTTAAGTTTGAGGGAGATTGACTCTCCCTCTTTTTTATGTCTATAAGTTTTTTTAATAGGCATAAATTTTTATTGCGGAAATGTATAAAATTGAACACTATTGTATAGATAATGATAGAATAATGAGGTCATACAAATGAGCGAAAATTCTTTGTTATGATTATCCTTGTGCGTGGAGGACATTATGCACAACCTTGTCTCTTACAATCAACTTGCTGAATGGCGACACTTTGAAGAAGCAGTTGACCGATGTAATGATGAAATGGAGTTAATTAATGATTATTTTAACTGTCTAATAGAATGTGATGATGACCAACAAACTTGTAAACGGATATGTAGAAATATACTGAGTGAGTAATAATAAGGGGAGGTCTTGACGATCTCCCCTTTTTTGTGTAAAATGGCATGAGAGAACTGTATCTTATGGACAAGGAAAAACTAAAACTGATCGTCCGTAACCTTGAATTACTCGTAGATTCTCTTAAAGCAGAAGTCTACTCCGACACTCAAAGTTATCTCAACTATGATGAGGTAAAGAGTGGACTACACGACTACGATGAAATCTTTGAGGACGATGATGATGATGTGACTAATCATATAAATAACCAATATAGGTTATACAACGATGATGATGGAGACGGATTGTAAAATTCTTAAAGAATATCCCAATTACAAAATATACTCAGATGGAAGAGTTTATTCAACTAAACTTAAAAAATATATTTCTGGGCATAAAAATAAAAGGGGATATTATTCTTTTACATTATATAATATTAATGGCGAAAGAAAACATAAAGGATTGCATCAACTTCTTGCCCTAGCATTCATTCCCAACCCTAACAATCATGAGGTTGTTAGGCATTTGGATGATAATAAAGATAACAATTCGTTATCAAATTTAAAATGGGGAACAATGCAAGAAAACATTGAAGACGCCATTAGAAATAATGTCTTCATAATTCCAGATAATTCAAAAAAATGGTTGATTAAAAAACCAGATGGAAAAATTGTAAGAGTTAATAATCTAACAAAATTTTGTTTGGACAATAATCTTACAAAACAAAATCTTCACAAAACGTACAAAGGTGATAGGCAGCATCACAAAAACTATGTTATTATTGGAATGTTAAATGATTAATAGAGCAAGAAAACTTGTAAAACTACTTGAACGTCTTGTAAAGCAAGAGCATCTTTATACGACCGAAAAGATCATTGAAATGAAATCTCAATTGCGAGTTGTTAAAGAAGAACTCGCAGAATTGGAAGCAAAAACATCAAAAGGATTTGGAAAGAAATGAGTGTAAAACTGATTAGTGTAACTCCCGATGCAGAACAAACAATGGCATTTGTTGCGAGAGTTAGTAATCCTGCGAATCAGGACAACGAAAACTATGCCAAGTTGCTTGCTTATTGTATTAAGCATAATCATTGGTCTGTTTTTGAGCAGTCTTTTATGACTCTTGAGATTGAAACGAATCGTGGCATTGCAGCACAGATTTTGCGTCATCGTTCTTTCACCTATCAAGAGTTTTCACAACGTTATGCTGATTCATCTCTTTTGAGTGATTATATTCCTGTACCCGATCTTCGTCGTCAAGATACCAAGAATCGTCAAAACTCTATTGATGATATTGGCGAATATGAAAAACTGACTTTACAGAGTAAGATTCAGGATCATTTTGCACACTCTATGCAACTCTACAAGGAACTTCTATCTCATGGGGTGGCAAAAGAGTGTGCTCGTTTTGTACTGCCTCTAGCAACGCCTACACGCATTTATATGAGTGGATCTTGCCGCAGTTGGATTCACTATATCACTCTTCGTTCTGCTAATGGTACTCAACAAGAGCACATGGACATTGCACTTGCTTGCAAAGATGTGTTTAAGGAGCAGTTTCCATCAGTCGCGGAAGCCCTTGAGTGGGTCTAAATAAATTATATTGAATTCATAACAATGGCAGTATACCCTGTAGTGAATACGCAAACTGGCGAACAGAAAGAAGTGGAAATGAGCATCCACGACTGGGACCAGTGGAAGAATGAGAATCCCGAATGGATTCGTGATTGGTCAGATCCTTCTACTTGCCCACAACCTGGGGAAGTGGGTGAATGGCGAGATAAACTCGTCAACAAAAATCCTGGATGGAATGACGTCCTGGCAAAAGCATCTAAAGCACCTGGTTCACGTGTAAAGAAAATCTAATGGCAAGAAGAAAAAGATCATCTGCAGAGCAACCCATCGGGGTTGGACTCACATCAAAGCAGATGAAGAGAAGAAAACCTCTTAATGCTGAGTATCTGGTCGACATTGAACCTCTTACAGAAAACCAAAAAACTCTGTTTGAGTCATATCAAGATGGAAAACACATTGTTGCTTATGGGTGTGCTGGTACTGGTAAAACCTTTATCACTCTCTATAATGCTTTACTAGATGTTCTAGACGAAAAAACACCATATGAAAGAGTTTATCTTGTTCGTTCTCTAGTTGCTACTAGAGAGATTGGTTTCCTTCCTGGTTCGCATGAAGATAAAGCAGATATTTACCAGATTCCTTATAAGAATATGGTGAAGTATATGTTCCAGATGCCTTCTGATGCAGACTTTGAGATGCTCTACGGAAATCTTAAATCACAAGAAACGATTAAGTTCTGGTCTACTTCATTCCTTCGTGGAACCACACTTGATAATTCGATTGTTATCGTTGATGAATTTCAAAACTTGAATTTTCATGAATTAGACAGTATAATTACTCGTGTTGGTGAAAATACGAAAATTTGTTTCTGTGGTGATGCTACTCAGTCAGATCTACAAAAAACAAATGAGCGTAACGGTATTATTGATTTTATGAAGATCCTGCGAGCAATGCCATCCTTCGATTTAATTGAATTTGGAGTTGATGATATTGTACGTTCTGGTCTTGTTAAGGAGTACATTATTGCAAAAATGGAAGCAGGTTTTTAATGTTCAATCATGTTGATGTGACTCTCCCCGAACTTGAAAGGGAGACTATAGATGGTGTTCGTTATTATAAAGTTCCAGATGAAGACCAACTTCTAAAGTTGGTCTCTATTACTTCTATTACCAGTCATTTTAATAAAGAGATTTTTATTAATTGGCGTAAGAAAGTTGGTGATGAAGAGGCAGATCGCATTACAAAAGCGGCAACAAGTCGTGGAACCGATATGCACACATTGGTAGAGCATCATCTGAAGAATGAGAGTTTGCCAAAGGTTCAACCAATGTCGGATTTCTTATTTAAGATTGCAAAAACGGACTTAAAGCGTATAAATAATATTTACGCCCTTGAAGGGTCCCTATATAGTAAGCAACTAGGCATTGCTGGGACTGTTGACTGTATCGCTGAATATGACGGCGAGTTAGCAATAATCGACTTTAAGACTTCTAAAAAACCAAAACCACGCGAGTGGATCGAACACTATTTTGTTCAATGTATGGCATATGGTTGTATGCTATACGAACTGACTGGAATATCAGTTAAAAAACTTGTAATCATTATGGCTTGTGAAAATGGAGAATGCGTCGTCTATGAAGAAAGAGACAAATCAAAGTACATCAAACTTCTCACCCAATACGTTAGAAAGTTTGTTAGAGATAAACTGGAACTCTATGGAACCAAATAAGGAATTAGAACAGGCAATAGAAAGCAAGTTTTTAACACCTTCCAAGTTTGCTTTGGAAATTGAAAAGATTGTTGCCGAAGAAAACTTCAACTATATTGATGCTATTTGTCACTATTGCGAAATCAATAGTCTTGAAGTAGAATCAGTAACAAAACTCATTTCAAAACCTCTAAAAGAGAGACTCAAATGGGATGCAACCCGTTTGAACTTTATGAAGCGAACTTCGAAAGCAAAACTGCCTCTATGACCGTGACACCCTTTGAAACTTATCAACATTATCTGTCACTCAAAAATCATTTCACAAATCCAAAATACGACTTCTTTAAATATGGTGCGAAGACTCGTGCTAGTGTAACTTCTTTTAATAAACGCAAGGACAAATACTGGTTCGAAAAGACAAGTCGCAAGTATAACGATAAAGAAGTCGTAGATTTTCTAGTATCAAACTTTGTAGCATCCGATAACCCACAAAATTTATGGATTGGTTCTTTAATAAATGGCGGAGAGCAAGTTTATTCCGAGTGGAAAAAACGCCAACAGAGTTTGACTTACTTGTTCAAAGAGCAAAGCAACGAATTATTCTTGGAGAGCGAATTAGAGAATCTATTCAACTGTTCCAAAGGACATCCACCAGTTCTCAAAAAGTTTCTAAGCGGGCAGTTGTCCTTAGAAACATTAACAATCTACGACAAAATATTCCGTTTCTCCGCAGATTTTGATAAGAAACTTCTGGACCCGGTGTGGGAAACCGTCAGTCTGAAAATTAAGAAGTATAATCCATTTCTAAATATTGATGTGTTCCAATTCAAAAAAATCCTACGGTCTATAGTCAATGAGTGAATTTTTCAAATCTGACATTATTCAAGACGAACTAAAAGAAATCAATAGACTCCAAGAAGAAATTTACGGAAGTATTTTGTCTTTTGGTGCGATGAGTCGTGAAACCAAAATAGAACACATTGAAAAACTTCAAAACTTGCTACAAAAGCAAAGAGTGATGTATACTAGATTATCTCTCTCAGACGATCCTTTAGCGGTTGAAATGAAAGAGAACCTACGCAAATCGGTGGCATTGATGGGATTCCCACCAGAAACCGATATGTCAATTTTATTCAATAGTATGAATCAGACCATCGAATCCCTCAAAAACTACCTTGACGCCTGAGGGCATCCCTGTTATACTATCCGAGTAAATCCCCCGAATCCAATTAATCCGAGGTAATCCAAATGTCTTTCGCAGACCTTAAAAAGCAATCAAAACTTGGCAACCTGACCGCAAAACTGGTCAAGGAAGTCGAAAAAATGAATACTAACGGTTCATCTTCTGGTGATGACCGTCTATGGAAACTGGAGTGTGATAAGAGCGGCAATGGTTATGCCGTTATCCGTTTCCTGCCTGCTCCAAACGGTGAGGATCTTCCGTTTGTGAAACTCTACAGTCACGCATTCCAAGGTCCTGGTGGTTGGTATATTGAGAACTCCCTGACCACTCTGGGTCAGAAGGATCCTGTGTCTGAGCACAACACGATGCTGTGGAACAACGGCACTGATGCTGGTAAGGAGCAGGCACGTAAGCAAAAGCGCAAACTGACCTATGTTGCCAACATCTATGTGGTCAAGGATCCTGCTAATCCTACCAATGAAGGTAAAGTTTTCCTGTATAAGTTTGGTAAGAAGATCTTCGACAAACTCACCGCTGCTATGCAACCTGAGTTTGAAGATGAGGAGGCAATCGATCCGTTTGACTTCTGGCAGGGTGCTAACTTCAAACTGAAGGCAAAGAACGTTGCTGGTTATCGCAACTACGACTCTTCTGAGTTTGCTCGCCAAGAACCTCTCCTTGACGATGATGATGCCATGGAGGCAGTATGGAAGAAGCAGTATTCTCTCTCCGAACTCGTTGCTGCTGATCAGTTCAAAACCTATGATGAACTGAAGAAGCGCCTGGACTATGTGCTTGGCAACAAAGGCACTCCCCGTTACCAGGATTCCGAAGAGTATGATGAAGAAGATACCACTCGTGGTTCTACCCGCGAACTCACCGAAGATCTCCGTGATGAACTGAGTTCACTGAAACCTACTCGCACCGTTGCCTCTACTGATGAAGATGAGGATGATGATGCCATGTCCTACTTCGCCCGCCTTGCCGAAGAGTGAAGTCTGATTACTACATTGACCGTGTAAGTAAATCCGAAGCCGCAGAGTTACTTCTGCGGTTTCATTATCTTAAGGACTTTTCTAAAGGATTTAAGAGTGGATATAACTACGGTCTCTATGAGAGCAATGATTTTAGTCCACTGAATATTGGTGGCATTAAGGGAGTCTGTATCTTTACTGGACTCCCTGTCCCAGAAGTAGCACAAGGAGCATTTGGACTAGAAAGAAATGAGCAAGAAGGACTCTTTGAACTTTCACGCCTTTGCGTACACCCTGAAACCCAACGAGCAGAATATAATATCACTTCTTGGTTTGTTTCAAGAGCGATTAGACAGTTACGGAAGGATACTGAAGTTAAAGCAATCATCTCTTACGCTGATAGTGATTTCCATAATGGTACAATCTATCGCGCTTGTAATTTTAAATATTGCGGACTTTCAGACCCAAAGAAAGATTTCTACTATGCAGACGGAACTAAACACTCTAGAGGCAAAATTAAGGGATTTGAAGGTGAATGGAAAGATCGCTCGCGCAAGCACCGATATGTAATGGTGTTTGATAAGAAACTAGAACTCTTATGGAAGAGTGATGTTTAGATTCTCAGTTTGAATATACTTTTCGTTGATGTATTGAGAAGACTCATCATAAATCATAATTTGTCTCATATCATTTAAGAACTGTTGGAGATATGATGGTTTTAATAGATAAATGCTTCTCTTTTTATCATTCTTACGAACTTCATATTCATAGTTACTAATACCAATAACTGGATTTAGACTTAGTAAAGGATTAGCAGGATTTGGAATTGTGAAATTACCATCAACAACTTTACCTGCTGGAAGAATTAAACGACCATTCGAATCTTTTACTTGAGTGGTTTCATAGTGACGAGTTTCGTTTAGATCAGTATCATATTTCTCGTAGCAATATCTGTAGAGATCTCGATCTGACAATGGCCATTCATCTCGCACATTGATAATTCCTGCGGTTAGAAGGACCACCCAATCTAGTTGGGCATCACCATAAAATTCTTCGGCAACAAGTTCTGGTCTTGATCCTTCTGGGATCTCATATTTATTGAAGATAGTAAAAACATTCTGAAGATCATCTCTTAATTTAACTCTACGGAAGAGATTTTTGACCTCGATATAGTTAAGAGATGAGTTCTTATCAGACAGATAAGAAGGATAAAGTAAATTTGGAAGTTCTCTAAAGTATCCCATTTTAGAATCCTACTCCTGTTAATCCATTATAATCACCAGCATAAATTGGTTCAAGTTCCTTAAATGACAAATCCATAATCATAGAAACTGGAGTTCCACCACCATCTTCATCAGCTCCTCCATAAGTAGCATATGTCCCCTCACCAGTATAATTCACAGACATATCTGTAAGAAAACATTCTTTAAACTTATGTAAGAACGGATGATTTCGACTTCCTCTCATATAGTTAAGTTTAAATATTTTTGGAGTTGATAAGTATAATCCGTTAATACCGCTTGCTTCTCCACTAAATCCTAAGTTGCTAGTTCCAGGTGCCATACTTTGTTTTAGTGTTTTTATAATATTTTTTACTTGCTTTGCTTCACCTTCATTTCTTGGTGTTAATTTAAAAGAAAATTTAAAAGACCTTAAAGTAACACCATCAAATAATAACTCCATATTTGGATTCAAAATATTCCCAGTTTGTCTTGCTAATAACTGAGATGGTGTTAAATTTCCACCAAATGGCATGTTTGCCGCACTAGCCGCTAGATTATTTAAAAAATACTGTCGAGCAGCGGGATCTAATCCAAGATCTGTAGCTTCTTTTAGCATTGTTTGAAGAACCTGGCCAGGATTATCTTCTTTATTATAGAAAGCATCTAAAACAACTCCCAAAGCACCAGCAGTTAAACCATCAAGACTTCCTTCTGTATATTTTACAGAATTTCCATCCTGTATATTTGAAGGTATTGGTAAATATATTGTATCATCGATTACTGTTGCGTTTGTCCTTTTTTTTACTGTGAAAGGTTTTCCAGCTTTAAGAGTACTTATAGTTGACTGAACTCCTTGAGCTCCTTGAGTTCTAGTCGTTACTGAAGGGGTGGATGTTCCGCTTTCTCGTGTCAAACTATTAGCTGTATATTTAGCTATTTCAATCTTTAAAAAATCGGAGTTTTCATTTATTTCTGTGAAAGGATATCTATAAATTGGCATTTTTGCCTACTTTTTTAACTATTTAGACGCAGTTTCTTAATTGGCAGTTCTCTGGCATCAGCAAGTTCTTCTGGGTAGATCTCATATAGTTGGTCAGCAACTTCATTCCAAGTATATTGACGAACTTCTCCCCAATGATAGTTAATACCACGAAATCCCCAATCAAAGACTTCAGTGACCGCAACTAGAGGGTGCTGATCATACGTGATGTTTGGTGTCTTGGGATTATAAACAAAGACATAATACTTCCCAGCACTTGGAACTTTACCACTTCCAGTCAAAGCACTTCTAAGTTCACTCATTACATCACTTGAACTTTCTTTTCCATTGAGATTATCCATCACAGAACGAATGCGATTATATTGATTCTCTGTTGGATATTTTTCTTTTCTTTGTTTGAGAGTCTTTCTTGGCATTACTTAATACCTAGTTCGTCTTCTGTAATAACTTTGAACTCCCATAATCTATCTTTACAGAATTCTCGTGCTGCTTTCCACTTTGCCTGGTTCTTGGCATACTCGTAGACTTCGTAAATATATCCTTTCGTTTTTCTCTTTTGAACTTTTGGTTCAACAGTTTGCTTTTTGGGTTTGATTTCAATAATGTATTTCTTAATCTGTCCAGTTGCTTCTCGGACTTTAATATAAAAGTCGGGAAAGTATCTGTGAATTTTATTATCGATTGGTGAACGATAGGGAAGAGCGATTTCTTCACTACCCCACTCAAGGATGTTCTGGTTCGTGTCACAATACACCATAAACTTACGCTCCCATAGAGAACGATAAATTATGTTTGTTGGGTCACCCTTGTATTTTTTTGGATATGATGGTTGAAATTTTCCCTTATATGACATCTAAATACTTAATAATATAAGAATCGTATAAGGTATTTAGAGTGTCCAATTCCCTTCTTAGATCACTTAGTATGAAGGAGGCCAAATACCTCATTGGCAATTTGGCTCAAACGAATCAATATTTTGTTAATATTCCAGTTCCACTAACACTAAAAGACTATTTTGATAAAGTTTATAAGAGAGAAGATGTTGGTGCTAGTATCGTTGCATTTGTAAACAGTAAACTAGGATTCTTTTGCTCAGAAGCTACTCTTCCAGTTTCATCATATGCGACTGCTGAGGTAAAAGATAATTATATGGGCGTAACACAAGAGTTTGCTCACACTCGTCTTTACACTGATATGGACATGACTTTTTATGTTGATGATAATTATGAGTTATTAAGATTTTTTGAAGGGTGGATGGATTTTATTTCTGGTGCAGGAGAACTATCTCAAGTTAATGGTGGTAAACATTACTATAGAAGATTTCAATTTCCGGATCATTATAAGATTGATAATTTAACAATTACAAAATTTGAAAAATCATTCAATACTGAATTAATTTATAACTTCATAAATGCTTTTCCAAAGGGTTTAACTTCTATACCAGTCTCTTATGGTCCAGCAGAATTATTAAAGGTAACAGTCACATTTAATTTTGATCGTTATATTGCAACTAAAAATAAATTAACCTCAACAGGTGGTAATGCTCAACGAGGAGAAACAGGAGGGGTTGTTTCAGACGGAAATTCTTCGGCAGAAGAATTTGATACTCAAAATGGAAGATTTTTAGGACCTCCAAAATCAAGAAGTTTGGGGAACTCTCAAGCATCTTTAGATGAATTGTATTGGGCTGCCCGTCAAGGTAAAATAAAAAGACCATCTGATTTACCTCAGGGAGGTGAATAAATAATCACAACTGAAGTTTTTATAGGTTATTATGCCTTTACCAAAGATTAATACTCCAACATATGAGTTGGAATTGCCTTCTACTGGAAAGAAAATTAAGTATCGCCCCTTTCTAGTAAGAGAAGAAAAAATCCTCATCATGGCACTAGAATCTGAGAACATGAAACAGATTACTGATGCTATTGTTCAAATTCTTTCTGATTGTATTCTGACTAAGGGAATCAAAGTTTCTGATCTATCAACTTTTGATATCGAATACTTGTTCTTAAATGTTCGTGCTAAGTCTGTAGGTGAAACCGTCGAAGTTAATGTCACATGTCCAGATGATGGTGAGACAACAGTTCAAGTTGAAATCGCCATTGATGACATTAAGGTTCAGAAGAACAAAGATCATAAAGAAACAATCAAGTTAGATGATAATCTTTCAATGAAGTTGAGGTATCCTTCATTAGATCAGTTTGTTGAAAATAATTTTGAGACCAACGAAGATGTTAGTGATGTAAATAAGTCTCTTAGTATGATTACTTCTTGTATTGATATGATTTATGATTCTGAAGAGTCTTGGAGTGCTTCTGACTGCAGTAAAAAAGAACTAGAAGAATTTGTAGATCAGTTGAATACAAAGCAGTTTAAAGAAATTGAAACTTTCTTTGTGACTATGCCCAAACTTTCTCATACGTTAAAAGTTAAGAATCCAAATACAAAAGTTGAAAGTGAAATTGTGCTGGAGGGACTCGCAAGTTTTTTCAGTTAAGTATGGCTCATACTAACCTTGAGTCATACTATAAAATTAATTTTGCCTTGATGCAGCACCATAAATATTCATTAACAGAGCTCGAAAATATGATTCCTTGGGAGAGGGAAGTATATCTTACTTTACTCGAACAACACGTTGAAGAGGAAAATCTAAAGGCACAACAGCAGAGTGGACATTAATCAGGTTTACAGAGCACCATCGATACCTAAACTTGGTAAGAAGACTATATCTTCTTCGGTATTGCGTGGTGCTGCTGCGACCACTGCTGCAGTGCCAAAATTAAAAACAACAAAATTTAGTTTTGTAAAACCAAAGATCTCAGCAGAGACCTTAAAAGGTGAAGCGTCACCAATACAAGTGTCAGAAACACTTGTTGAGACTAATAGAATTCTTGTAGAAATACAGAAACAACTTTCTCTTGACTTTGCAATGAGGATTGCAGAAGAGAAAGAGACAATTAAAAAAATAAAAGCAGCAGAATCAAAAAGAAAATTTGCAGCAAAAGAAGCAGAAGTAGAGTCAACTAAAAAAATAGGTGGTGCTCTCGGTGGTGCGATAGCCAAAGTTGCTGCACCAATTAAAAATGTTTTTGATAAGATAAAAGAATTTTTTGGATTAATTTTAACTGGTATTGTTTATAATGCAGCATTTAAGTGGTTGCAAGACGATAAAAATAAAGAACTGTTATTTACTATATTTGATTGGATAGG